CATGGCCCGATGAACACTTAGCAGATTGGTTTCTTGAGGATGCTCGTAGCTAGTGCTATTGCGTCTACGGTCGCCCGGTGGAATAGGGCTGTCTGTAGTTTTATAACTCATCGATCAACTCCAAGGACGGCCAAGCACCAGCCCACCAGCATTGGGATTGTCAACTATGGTGTTGCCCGAGAATTTGGTAGGAAGATTGTTGATGGTCAGCGTGGTCCTGGTCTCTGCACTGGCTATCCTGTCTAGGGTAGCCAAGGCCAACTTGGCTTCTTGCCTGAGTTGGCGATTGGCCAATCTTGAAATCTTGTTGTGTGTCCTCAGCACCGTGCCAGTGACTATGCCCAGGCTGGCCAAGGTAGCTGTGCCCGACAGTATGCTATCATTCTTCACGATGTCATACCAACTGTTATCAAACCCGCGAGCAGAGTTGATGGCCGTTTTTAATTGGTTGACTGTTTGTGCATTGTCAATGGTGTAACTGTCGTACACCGCGGTGTTCAGCAAGCTCTGGACAGAGATGGTGATGTTGGCCATGATTATCCCCTAGCCTGGAAATTGGGATACATGCTCATGCTATCAGCTCTGATGTCGCTGGGGTGCTTGCTCTTGTGTACATCATCACCTGACGCTATCACAGCATCCAAAGGTGCATATTTTTCTTCTGGGCTGTTGCTGTATTCTGTGTCGCCGGTGCCTACCAGGCCTGCTATCTGTCGCATGCGAAGTAGTTCGCTGTCGTTGGTGTGATCGTGTTCAGGCTCTGCTTGGAGGTCGCCTTGTATTTTGATCACTCGCACCACGGGCTCCTGTGCCTGCTGTGCTGTTCCTCTGATGATGTCGCTGATCTTCATGTTGGTATCCGTTCGTGTTTTGTATTTAGCAGGGTCCGCAAGCCCAAATTGGTGTTGCAAAAATGTAACACTTTGGGTTTACAAAAAACCCTAGCAAAATCAACAGGTTAGCGGGCACTAACCCAGCGAAAATCCAGCGAAAAAACGGTTGACCGAAAACCCATTTTCGGCTATAATAATAGCATGAAAGTTAGAAAACGTCGCCAAGATACCAAACATGCTGTATACTGCATCACCAATACTGTAACTGGTGAGCAGTATATCGGAATCACTGTTTGCGGCCCTAACGTGCGCCGGGCGCTGAAAGTGCGCATCCAGAAGCACATCCGCCGTGCGCTCACCGAAAACAAAGATTGGAACCTGTGCCGTAGCATCCGTGAACACGGTGCCGAAGCACACACCTATGGACTGATCGAAATCGTGCGTGGCCGCAAGCCAGCTCATGCACGTGAGCGCGAACTGATCCGTGAATTTAACCCTGCACTCAACTCACACTAAGGAGCTCAAATGTCACAAACCAAAGAAATCTATTTCGGCATGTTCAGCGATCTGGGCAACCAAGAAGTCGCTACCATCGTGGAGCATGCACAAGCCAATCAGCTGGATTGGCCGCAGACTTACAAACTCTTGTCACAGTTGGCAAAGGTTCCATCAATGGGCGAAGCCATGGATACCATGGTCCGTGAAATGGTATACGATGCCTGTGGCTTCACTTCCGATTTTTACATCTAAGGAGCCCTCATGATCACAATTGATCCAAAAGCGATAGCAGAAAAGTTTACCCGCCACGGCGGTGCATTTGATCGTGGTAGTGCAGACAGCTACTACCACCGAGCACCCAATCCACATTACTTTGCAGGTGATACCTATGCAAGTGATCCTATCAAGGCCGAGCCCGGTACCGCTGAGTACGAAGCCTACATGGCAGGCTATGAATACAACGAAGCACACGGTGACAAAAAGGATTGGGGGTAATATGATGGAATTGAATGGTCGTGTAATTGAAGTTGATGGTGTAGAGGATGTGGATCCTCGCGATTATCCAGACTTTTGCGATGCTCGCTTTGTGGGTGCTCGCTTTGTGGACAACGGTCAAGAGTTGTCAGACGAGCAGTACGAAGAACTACAAGAAAAATATTCTGATGTGTTATGTGAAATGGCTTTTGAAAGTTTAATCTAACCAGGAGACCAGCAATGGACATTCAGCTACAAGGGCTCACAGCCAAACAAGTTGCCTTGTGTGATATCATGTGGACTATTAGTACCAAAGAGGGTGTTGAAAGTTTTATCAGCACCTTACCCAAAACTGATCAACAGGACTGCCGCACCTTGATTGAACTCATGCAGTTGGCATTCTTGGATGAAATCGAAGACACTACAGAAGCAAGAGAATTGCTTGCACAGTTTTAAACGGTGGTTGGTGTTTTACAAGCCCTCTTCGGAGGGCTTTTTTTTTGATCAGTGCAATGTGGGTTCGTGATCGAAATTCAATGCATTGATATCTTTGATGCCCAGGATCTTGAGTATCTTCCTCACTCGCTCAGGAGGTTGCAGTTCAAAATCATCAGGCGTGAACAAGTGCTTGAGTTCGCCGTCGGGCCCTATGATAAATCCATAGTCACCATCGCTGATGTCCCATTCATTGGACTCTTCTTGGTTTGTTTCTTCTGTCAGGTCTGTTGTTTTGCTCATAGAAGTCGACCTCCAGCCGACACAAGTATTTACTGATATGACTGTGCAATTTAAGTAGTACAGATTGATCTTGTGCGAAGTGTCGCACATAGCTCTTGTACACCAAGGAACTGGCCAGTTTGTCTGTGTCTAGCTCAAAGCATGAATGTTTGAATGCCAGCTCGGCCGCTAGCGAGAAGCCATAAGCATCAAGCTCATCAGGATCTCCTAGGTATTGTTTTTCCGCTAGGTCTGCGCTGGCTGGCACTGTGTGTGGCTTGCCGGGACGCCAGCGCCTGCGCTTGTGCTGTTGCCTATGGACATGTTCATGCCCCAGGGCCTCGGCTACATCAAAACACAAGTCTCGGAATGCGGTTGCGTCAAGTGTGATATGTTGCTGGTCTGGATGGAATATGAGATGTATGTCGATGCAAGGTTCATGTTCTTGGTCTTGCATGGGATCATATAGCCCACCTACCACTACCATGTCCGGATCCACTGCATCACTGCGCTTGGTGCGGACCTTGACGATTTGGGGTTGGCCTACCGCATGTCTTATACCGGCCGCCAACCCCGCAGGAGTCATCGTACACCCTTGGTACTTGCATTCTAGCAGTTTATGTACCAGGGCCACGAACATGGGCACTTACTTGAATATCATCAGAGACATCAGCACAGCCTGAACAGCAAAGCCTAATCCGATGGTTATGATGTTCAAACTGTCCTTGAGGATAGTGGCACGTACAAACATCAACAACAAAGCGGCCCACATGAACAATACCATGTCCACGGGTGGCATCTTGTCACTGAGGCCTGCGCTGGCCGCTATCAAGGTAGGAATGGTGCTGAGATGGATGAAGATGGCCGCGATCCAGCCCATGGTGTCTGCGCTGAGTCTGGCAAAGTGTTCTTTGAACCAGGTGCTGACCCCGTCCTTGAATCCATCAAAATTGATTCCACCTTTTGTATCGAATGATTTCATGATAGTTCCTTGTTAACTTTTAGAAGTTGCTTTTTTGTCGCTGTAGAAAATGTGCCCACCAATATGTGCTACTTTTTCCAATCCCCAGCGCGGACGCACATAGTCGGCATGGAAGTAGATAGCTTCTTTCAAGCTGTCTAGCATGAAGCCTTCTAATAGCACTTTCTTTGCCACTGCCATGCTCTCATCAAAAGCGGCTCTGTGTACTGGGCGTCGTATCCCAGGTTGTTCACAGTACCAGGAAAACTGGCATACCACTTTTTCCATGATCACATCTCTTTGATACACAACCGCGCAGATGTCCTTGGGGAACTTTCCTGAAGTTGCACGATTGATTGTGACCTGGGCCACAGCGACCTTACCCTCGAAAGGTTCGCTACCTGCTTCGTAATAGATATTCTGAGCGAGGCATTTTAGCTCACGGTCGCGCTGGGCGGCAGTGGCATAGGTTATAGTCTGTCCATTGGCCTGTTCGTAACGTAGTTGTTGCATTTTGGCCTGAGTGACTTTAGTGACCGATACCAGACATAGTGCGGCACCAACCAACACCAGTACGGCGTGTGTCACCACTCCTGTGAGCCAACTTTTTCGGGTGGCTCCTTGGGCGAGGTTTGTCATAACATTCTCCTTTTATCAACGGATCATTTTTTCCGTAGTTTTATTTACGGGGACAATCCAACACTAATAATACACTATAAGTCTGGATTTGTCAAGTATAACTACAGCAAATGGCCATTAAACACCAAGTTAATGGTGGTTCTATACGTTGTTAATGACAGTAATGTGTAGTTATTATCAGAGACCGACCATCCAGGCACGGTCCTGTTCAAAAATTCCTTCAGCCTCAAAAAAGGCACGTTGGTAACCAAAGTACCCATTGACGAAGAGAATTTTTTGTCGATCACCGGTGCCCAGACCGCGGGTGTCCACGTATCCGTCGATGATCCTCAACTGTTCCAGAGTCAGTCCGACTCCGAGTTCAGCGTTCTTTTTCCTCAGTTGTTCCTTGCTGTCCACCGCAGGCATCTGCACTCCCAGAGTGCTCAGTGCCGCGGCATTTCGAGCTTCGGCCAACATGGCTCGTATGGCCTGGCCGCCTGGTGAATATGGGTTGATGCAGGCATCAACTATTCCACTCAGTCCTGTGACATCAGCCGCGGCCTGTATCAATCTTGTGGCGGCATTTATGGCCGCGTTCAGGCCTTGCGTCCATCCCCAGTAACCACTGTTGAACTTGCTGAGCAAAGTGGCCAAAGCACTTTGATCTGTGGCTGTTTTCGCAGGCTCTGGCTGTGGTGTGCTACTGATCCAAGTACCAAAAGCCGTGGCCGCTGCCTGGATAGCTTCGATGGTGCTGAAGATACCAAAACCAATGGCCAATCCCTGTTGCACTTCATTCACCAGCTGGATGGCTGAATCCAACATGCTCTTTTCTGCTTGCTGATTCGCGGCTTGTACCACAGGCGATGTGCTAGATCCGATGGCATTCAAAGCGGCCACTAGTTTTGCCACTGCCGCACTGTACAATGGATCGGTTTGTTGGCTATCTGGAAGGTCTGGATTATGATGTAGGTCGTAGTATTCCAGGGCAGTTTTGAGTTCGATTCCTTCTGGGGTGCTGAGCAAGCTGGCCTGGGCCTCTTGTAGCAATCTATAAGCATCGTTGTGAGCGGCGCCTGCGGCAGTGCCTATCAGATCATTGATGGTAGCATCGCCGAACAATCCTGATCCGCGTCCTAGGTAAGGTCCTAGCGCAGAAACATCGCTGGCGAAGTTGGCATTGTCTATCAGGCCCACGTCGGGCAGTTCCAGTTGATCCAGCGCATCCGCGATCTCAAGCATGGTAACCCTGCGACGTATGCCAATGTTGGATATGCTCTGTGCCAGTCCGTTGATGTTTCCATACGGAATGTTATCCAGTGCCGCCTGGCTCACCACTATGCCAGGTTGTGTGAGGTCAGCGGCTGATTGTAACATAGCAGGATTGGCCAAGCGCACCATGCAACGTTCTATTATCAACCTTAGTGCAGGGCCTTTGATAGTGGCCAGTGCTTCTCTAAGAGTGTAGTCTGACATCTCTCTGATGTTGTCTTCGTCGTCTAGGAAACAGCCCACATCCAATAGCGGTTGTCTTAGTCCTGCGGCTTCTGCTATGCCCTGCCTTTTGAGGCTCAGCACCAGACCACGCTCGGTGCCAAACACTTCTAACTCATTGGGATCCCACAAGGTGCCCATGTTACGCATGGCTTCTGTGACTGCCGCGACACCTGCACGTATCTGGTCTCCGCTGATGTTGATACCGCGAGCCACTAATCGTTGTCCGTTGGCTGTGTTAGGTGCCGCAGGACCCAGGTTGGCAGTGACTCCGCCACTGAGCAGATCAGTGAGTGTCTTGGCTGATTGCAAAAGATTACCCACTGCACCCACGGCTTCAAAAGCCTTGGCCCAGTTACTGCCGGTGAAGCTGGCCTGTGCATAGGCCTGTGCTCTAAATGCTTTTTCTAAGAATACCAGTGGAGCTTTGACCAATTGGTTTGCACGAGCGAAAGCTTCTGCCACCACGTTGTTAGGATCGATCCCTGCATCACGCATGGCACCTGCCACGGCCGCGCCGGTGACCGTGAGGGCAAATCCAGGAACGTTGTTTTTGACAGCGTTCATCAGTATCACTGAAGTGCTGGTAGCATTGATGATGTTGCTGAGCTTGCCACAAACATTGGTTATGCTCTGCAGGCTACCAGCCAGGCTTGAAAAATCCGTGTTGGGTATCAGGCAGTTGGGATCCGTGAGCAGTTTAGACATGCCTTTGAAGAATCCGCCGCTGGCTTTTTGAGCGGTAGAGTATTCCGCTGGATATACCAGCGGGCCACGCACTTCAATAACATTGTTTTCTACTGTTACTGCCATTTCTGCTCCTGATCTATTACTGTACTTATCAGCTTAAAATATCAGAATCCAGAAAGTATGGAACTGGCAACTCCGCTTGAAACGGGCTTGATGCCCGTGGTGACTTCGATGTAATAATCGCACACCTGCTTGGCAGATGGCGCATGCATGAGCACATGATTCTTGTGCAGGGTGATTTTGATATCAGGATCCGCGGTGAACAAGCTGGCTATGAGCATGATACCTTTTTGGTTAGGCACCACTGTGAGTGGGCGTTCCACTTTCCATTCCAGTGCAGAATCTTCTATGATCCTGCCCACGATCTCGTCTCCATTGGAGAGCTTGAAAGTCACCGTGTCACCCGCGGCGTATTTTTCGTTTGATATTAACATTTTTATCCTTTGAGAGTTTCAAAGAAGGCAGCGTCTTGTTTGGCAAGACCTTGATAACCACCTTCGACTAATAGAACACCATCTTTGTAGATCTGTGGCACTGTACGATGACCTTCGCCGACTATGAAATCCTTGGCAGCGGCATCTTCATCGATCT